CTACCTATTAAATGAGCATTTCTTCTAAAGAAAGCTCCATTAGGTTTACGATTTTCTAATCTAATTATTCGAGAAATTGCTAATTCATTCATAAGTTTAATATTATTACTTTTATTATTATATATTTATTAAAGACTTGATTGAAGTATAAAACAATGATTTGTTGTAGCCATGTGAAGACCACGAGCCATCTTAACTTCATATCTACTTTCATCTTTATCATTACTAAAGAATTTTTCAGGTAAAGCACCCCAACTTGCAGGTATAGGAGATAATCCTTTAACTACACCATTAATATAAGATTGACCTTTCATTGTAGCTAATTTAACATTACGTTCACCACCATAAGTTGAATAATCTACAAAAACTCCTGTATGAGAACTCATAGGATAACCAGTTATCGGATGTAGATTACCATTAGCTTTATCTAATTGTCCAAGTAAACCAGTATCAAACATAGTTTCATGTTTAGCAACTAGAGTATGACCTGTTACAGTTCTATAAACATTAAAATAATTACCATAAGATAAATAACCATCTTTTCCACTACCTGTAAATTTATCAAAATTAAATATAAATCCTTTACCAGCCATATCATTTGTAATAGCATCATTAAAATCTTCAAGGAAACCTTGTCCACCCTGTAACCCTATTTCCATTTTTTTACTATCACTTTCACCCCAAAAAACATCACCAACAGTACCTTTTAATTTAGGAGTAGTTAAATTTAGACCATAAACATCACTATTACCACTTGACATAATTTGTTCTCTTGCACCTGCATTAAGAGGAATAGGTTTACCATTATCATAATCTTTTAAAAAGATTTGTCCATTAGTATCTCTATTATATTCTGAAAGATATAAATCTTGATTATTAAGAGTACGCATAGCAACTTCAAATTGCCTCATTTCTTCATTAATCCAAAGACTTGTTGGTTTACCATCTTTTGTATCAGAACCATCAAACTGAATAGGAACTACTTTATTAGCTAAATTTCCTTCAATAATTTTACTATATCTTTTAAATCCTATTTGATTAGTATATCTCATTGTTCCTTGAACATTGGAACGATTACCTCTTGAACCACTTTCGGGGATACTTGGAGCAGTCATAATCCAAAACTTACCTGGAAGTAAATTAGCCATATCACAAACTGCTGTTAAATCAGTTGTTTTTAGTTCAAAAGTATATTCATAACCATCATGTACAGGAGTAGGCTCACCATGAATTTGTACTTGAGTAACTCCATCAGGAGCTAAAGCACCATATTGAGAAATAAACCAATTATCTTTAAATACAACTGTAAAAGGAGTTAAACCAGCACCTACTCCAACACTAGATAACCGAACAACTTCAGAAGTAAATTTAAGACGTTCCATAGCGTCCCATATAAATTCTACATTATTAAGTGTAGCAACATCACCTGTATTTTCTTTAATTTGACCATTTCCTTCAGTCATCATAAGAAAACCATAATTATCACTTTCATCTTGTCCTAAAAGATATGTTAGTTTTCTACTAACATAATCAGGTTGAGAAAGCATTAATTTAGCTAGGCTGTTTTCGTCTGTATAACCCTTACTATCAAAAGGGGTTGATTGCAACTGTCTAATCATATTATTACTATTATTATTATTAAATTAAAAAACTATTTTATATTTATTTGGTTTATTGCACCCTTATTATTATTATTATTAGGAATATTAAAAAAGTTAGAGTTGCCTTTGGACATATATTCCTTTAGTTTTTCTCTAATATTTTTAACTTTTTCAGTATTAAATTTACTGTTTATTAAAGTAGATATATCTTGTTTTATAAACATAAGATAATCTGTAAAAATTTCATTTTCTAAATTACTATTATATTGTAATTTATCATATTCTAATTGTGTAAATGTTTCACCTGTATTATTATCCTTATATCTAGGTTCAAACTTATATCGTAGAAAATCATCTTTTGTTAAAGTTTCAGGTTTATTATTTACATTAATTGTTATAACATCATTAATTGGAATACCTTTAACCATCTTTTGAGTATTAACAAACTCTTTATATTTATTATAATATTCTAATTCTTGTCTATCATCAAGTTCTTTTTGTTGAGCTATTTGATTAGCTATTTGTTCTTCTTCTTGTTTTTCTAAACCTTTAATATATTCAATTCCATCTTTAGCTAAATCTAAACTCTTTTTACTATCTATTCCATATTGAGCAAAATCTTTAGCAACTGCTTCTGAATTACCTTTTAATATTTGAGATTTAATTATAATATCTTTATGTTGTTCAACATTATCATCTTCTAATTTAAAAGTATCCCAATTAGTTGATTTATTAAAACCCTCTAAAGTATTATGCCTTTTTAAATAAATAAATGCTTTATATATATCAGGTTCTTGTTGAAAAAATTCATTAAGTCCTTCTCTTTTACCTAAATCTCTATGTTGACTAGCTATATATAATTCTCTTTTAGCTATACCATCAATATCATCAGGAAAAGAAATAACATTATTATTTTGGTCATATACTTTAATATTAGTTTTTTCTTCTAAAGATTTAATAAGACTAGGATTAGAATTATCAATTTGCTCTTTTGTTTTAATAATCTTACCTGTACTATCTATAGCATTACCATCTTTATCTAAATTATATTTAACACTATCAATAGTTACAGAAGTTTCTTCATCTTCTAATCTTTTATATAAGTCTTCAACTTTTGCAACAATAGTTCCTTTTTCATCTAATAAATTACCAAAATCATCTACTTTAGTAGATTTATATTCTTGTCCAAATTTAGCAAGAATAGAAGCTGATAATTCAGCTTCAATTTTAGTAGGAGTTACAGGAGATACAGGATTACCATTAACATCTAATTTTACATCATTAATTGGATTACCATTAGCATCTAATTTTACATTAGTATCTGTAGGATTACTATTAGTATCTAATTCAATTATTGGCTTATTATTGCCATTAGTATTTATATTGTCAAATTCTGGCATATTTAATTATTATTTATTATTAATATTGAAATTTAATTTAATATAAATATAATATATAAAAATACTATATATATTATAAGGTATAATAATTTTTATTTTATATCAAACAAAAAATTTATTATACTGTTTAATTCTTATTCATTTTAGCTATCTTTTCATCACTTTTTATCTTTTCTCTTTTAATACTATTACTATCTTTAGCAATCTGATTTTTCTCATCATTTTGATTAACTATTCTTTCCTGTAAAGTTAATTTATTTAATTCAACTAAACTTTTATCTACGTTACTTTTTCCATCTGGATTTATTTTATTAGTTATATTTAATTCACCTAAATATACATCTTTCTTAATAGTAGCATCAGCTATTACTAAATCTTTTTGTCTATCTTTTTCTTTACCTTGTTCTATAATTTGAGCAGTCTGATTATTTATTTCTTCTTTTTTAGTAGCCAATTGCTCTTCTCTTTGTCTATTTAATTCAGTAGCTTTTAAAATAATATTTTTAAGTCTTGTTGAATTTCTATTTTCAATAGCTTCAGCAGCTAATTCTGTATTACCATTTTGAGATAGATTAAAAGCCCACTGTTGAAACTTTGCAATCTTTTCTTCCTCAAGTTTTGAGTTCTTTATAAATATACCATACGAATTACCTAAATGGTTCATTGAATTAACAATCAAATTAGCAATTTTACCTTGACTATTAATATAATTACCTTGAGGTTTATCAGGAGTAGCATTTATCCAAGCATATTTAGAACAATCTAGTAAACCCTCATATTCTTTTTCTAAAAATTTATTAAAAAATTCATTAATTGGAACACTACCAATACTAGCTCTAGCAATAGCTTGTTCAGTTACACCTTTGCCATCTTTAGCATAAGTATCACCATATCTTTGTCTATTCATATCTACTGCTTCCCATGCTTCACTTTTAATTTCTTGAAGTATTTCTCCCATACCTTGAATAAAGTTATAATCACCAATATTAAAAGATTTAATTCCATTTAATATATCTTGATATTTTTCATCTGTTTCATCAACATATATAATATTTTCAGCTTTAATATGATATATTTCTTCTTCTTCTGAAATATCATTTTGTTTAAGTAAACCTTTAGGCAAAGTTAAAATATTACCAATCCACTTACCAATAGTTAATTCTCTTTGATAATGATAAATATTATATACACACTGATAAGATAATAAACTTAAAACAATACTATGATTTGGAGCATTATTAAACATTCCTATTTTACCATTATATTGAAGTTTATTTACAGCACTATTATTTAGTTCAGTTCTATCAACTAATATATGATGCGATTTAACATAAATACCTGTAAACTCATCACCTAATCTATATGCTTCTCTAACTTTAGGAATATATTCATAAGTTATTTTAATATCACCATTCTCCTTATTTAATTTATAATTACTTTCAACTTCTAATTCCTCAATTTCACCAAAAGCATTATATCGCTGTAATATTCCAATTTCATCAGGAGATTTATAAGTAACATGATAAACATCAATCATTCTATTACCATCAGTTATATTATAACTAATAGGATTACCATTTTCATCATTAGCATTTGTATTATTAAAGTCATAGCCTAGCTTACCATTACGCAGTTGAATTAATGATAGTTCACTAGTTATAGCAGTTACTCCAAATCTATTTTTATCTATAAGATTTTGTAAATATTCAATATCAGCTTCATGTAAATCATCTCTAAATTCACTCATTACTTGATCTATACTCATTTTATATTTTCTAATACCAGCGTCATTATCTTCAATATAATCTTTACCATTATCAATAGGATAATATTCAGTAGGTGGTATAATTTCCATTTTAACTGTATCTCTATATACTTTTTTATAAGTTATACATAGTCCATAAGTAATCCAATAATACCATGCTTTACTATATTCAGTTTCACAATTCAAATTATAATAAAGAAAGTCTAAAGCATCTTGACCAAATTCCTCTTGTTGTTCATTCCAAGTAGTTGTATTTTTAGCTATTTCTTCTAACTCTGGAACATCTTTACTTTCAACATTAGTTTGAATACCTTGCTGATTTAAAGCATTAACAAACATTTGAGCTAGTACACTTTTTACTTTTTGACTTATTTCAGATTTTAATTTAGTATCATTACCTTGAGGTTGAACAATAACTGTCCAATTACGAAATCCAGTCATAAATTCACCACAATATCTTCGTATAATTGGATTTATTATATCATAATTTCTTAATTCAGCAGGAAAGTTTAATAGCCTACTATCCGTACTATTATATGGATTTAATACATAATTATAATCTTCTCTATTAAGGTTTCCATTTATAATATTAGTTACTCTTTCAATATAAGAAATATAATTAGATGAATTAGATATATTAATATAATAATTTATTGTATCTCTATTAAATTTAGCTTCTTGTTTTTTACTTTCACTAACATATTGATTAGGTAAAAAGGTAGTTGTATTATCTGTCATTATTATTTAGATTTATTATTTATATTTATTATTTAAACAAAGTACGTTTAAAAAAATTATGTTTATTAATATCACCTTTAAGTCTTATTTGAATATTTCTAACTGTTAATTCTTTAATATCAAACATACCTAAAATAAAAGCAGAAATTCTATCAAAATTACCATTAAATTTAAACTTTTGTAATTCTAATAATAAAGGTAAATCATTTATTTTATGAAACCTGTATATTATATTGTTATTTTCATCTGTACCTATTTTAGTATATAAGTAATCATAAAGAAAACTTAAACCATTTAACTTAATTTGACTATCACCAATGGATATACCATAATCACTTCCCGTTCTAGTTTTAATACTTGTATCCCAAGCCATAGTAGGTTCTTTTATAAGTCTACCTAATTCATGCCAAGCTCGAAAGTTAGGTACAGTTTCACCTCTATTGTTTTCAACAAGTATTTTAGCATTATAATAATAAGACGCAGCTAAAATTAACTTATCAATCTCAATCATAGTATTAGGTCTGCCAACATAAATACCTAAAATTAAATCACCATATCCACCTAAACCTAAATTATTAGTACGAAGATATACAATAAAACAAGCAAGAGAGTTTTTATTAGTTACTTCATTTCTATCTTTATTAACTCCTATAGGATCATACCAAATTCGTATTAAGTTATCAGGAATAATATTATTTACAGTAGGTGGTGGAAAATATTGTCTAAAACAACCATAAAAGTCTTCACTTTTATCAAAAGGAACTCTTGTTATATAAGAATGTGTCTTAATTCCCTCATATTCCAATTTATTATTTGATTTAAAAACATATCGACTGCCTTTTTTACTAAATGAACCATCTATATAAAATTTAAAATCATTATTAATTCTAACATTATCTATATGTAAATTTAATTCAGGACTAGCAAACATATTATCAGTTGCACCACTAAAACTTTCACTAGGTTTATTTGAATATTGAGAACAATATTTAATATAAGCATCTGGAGTAGAATTTCTTCTTTTATCTAATCTTTCTTTTTCACAAATCTTAATAGCAATATTATAAATAGAATTACCAAATTCATCTATAGCATGATTACCAAATTCATCTACTCCTTCTAATCCATCAATATAAGGTTTATAATATCCACAAACTGTTTCTCTAGCATTATCATCATATATATTTTCAAACGGCATAAAACCATAAATAGAAGGTTTATAGAAAAGACGTTCAAATTCATCTTGAGTTCTCTTTTTACCACCACCTGTACCAAAGCCAATAATCATACCAGTAGTATCACTACCAGTTCGAGTAGTAGGTTCAGTCATATCTAAAAACTCTTTAAGTCCAGGACTATCAGTTAATTCATCTATTTCAACTGTTATAGCATCTTTACCAGCAGCACTATTAGGGTCATTAGCAAAACTAATAGCAATAACAGAACTTAATTGTCCCATATCACTATTTGTTTTTTTATCTTTAAAACCTAATTTTAAGTTTTCTAAATCTAAACTAATAAGTCCTTTTTCAAATGGTGTTTCTCTATCATAGAAAAGTAGCTGTTTACGTACCATTCCAGCTGTTGGATTTTCACCTTGAACAAGATATTTCTTATCAGCAGCAGCTAATATAACAGTACAACCTTTATTCAAATTAACAATATTAGCAGAACTTATAGCTTCCATATAAGAAACACCACCTCTACGAGATTTAGCCATAACTAAATGAAAACCATTTAATCTAGCAAATTCTTTAGCTTTAAACCATCTATATTGAGATGCAAAAAATCTAGGAGAACCAGTATCTTTTTTAATTACTCTTCGACCATATTTATCAGTCCTTTCAAAAGCTCGATACATTCTACCATAATTAAGGAAATTATAATGGTCGCCAGTAATTCTTAAAGGTAATATTTCACCATTTTTTAATTTACCTAAAGCAGTAAATCCATTTCTTCTTCTATCACGTTCTATTAGTCTATAATCATTTTCTTCTTGACTATTCCTTTGAGCAAAAGTATAACATTTATGTTTTTCATAGAATATAGCAGGTTGTCGAAACAAATCAGTATTAATAAAACTAAAATTAATATTAGGTAAAAAGCCACCACTTTCACCTACTAGCCAATCATTATCTGGGTCAATAAAACCCATTTCAGTAGCAGTCTTA